ATTGGGAAGATTTTCCCTGAAAATGGCTCGGCTAGGCACTATCAGGAATGAAACAAATTGAAATGGCTCAATTGGGAGAGATTGCCCGAGTTAGGGACGAATCGACTTACCGAGGTGTGGCAGAACCCCGAATTCACACAAAACTCAATGATTTACCCTCACTAGGCGAGCAAATGATTAAATTCTGCGAGGAAATCGGCTTTGAGCTTATGCCTTGGCAACAATGGCTGGCTCATCACAGCTTAAAACAGAAACCTGATGGCCGATGGGCTCATCCAGTAGTCACCTTGCTATGCGCTCGGCAACAGGGTAAATCAACCTTTATGGCGCTTCAAATCCTATTTAGAATCTATGTTTTAAAGGAAAAGCTGCAAGTCCATACTGCTCATAAGCTAACTACTTCAGCGGAGCTCTTCTATAAAATCTATGGAATTATTGAACAGAATCCAAGGCTAGCTGCTGAATTTACTAAGAAGCTGGAAAGTAAAGGATTTCAAGAGCTTCAATTTACTGAAGGCCGCCGATATATCGTCAGGGCCAATAACTCGGCTGGTAGAGGCATTGCAGCCCCTGAAACAATACACCTAGACGAAGCTAGAGAGTATAAAGATGAAGATGTTTGGTCAGCCTTGCGTTATACCCAAATGGCTAGTCCAAATCCTCAAATATGGGTTTATTCAAATGCTGGAGATCAACACAGCATAGTTCTAAATAAACTTAGGGAAAGAGCAATGGCTGCCATATTTGGTAGCAATGATGATATTGGTTGGTTTGAATGGTCAGCGCCTCAAGGCATTAAATTTGATAACTCCCCGGACTTCTGGCTTGGTGTCTGCCAAGCTAATCCGTCATTAGGTATAACAGTTCATCCAGATAATATCCGAGCCGTCTTGTCAGACCCCGAGGATATTGTGCGCACAGAAGTTTTATGTCAATGGGTCGATACTATAAACCCAGTTATCAATCCGTCTCAGTGGGAGAGTTGCAAAGTTGAGGGACTTCGACTCAACCCTGAATCTGATACTTGGTTGGCTATTGATCTAAGCCCTAGTAGAAAAGAAGCGGCGCTAGTCGCTAGCCAAAGACTTGAGGGCGATAAGTTTCAAATTATATTGCTTCAGACTTGGCATAATCCTGCCAATCTGGACGATAAAGCAATGGCTAATGATGTAGCGGAATGGGTGAGAAAGTATCCAGTCCAGCTAGTTGCTTATTCAGCCAGAACTGCGTCAGCCGTAGCGGCTAGGTTAGCCCCTGCTGGGATTAGGGTTGAGCCGATAGATGGCCTTGACTATGCACAAAGCTGCGATGAGTTACTGGGAGCAATCTCATCTCAGCGGTTGGCTCACTCGGGACAAGATGAGCTGACAAAGCAATGCCTATCCGCCGTCAAGCTACCCTTTGGAGACGGCGGCTGGGTAATGGGTCGCAAGGTAAGTAATACGACAATTTGCGGAGCGATTGCCAGCGCCCTTGCAACACACTACGCAACGATGTCTGAAACTGGTGTAGATATTCAAATAGTGTAAGTAACCTCGCTTACAATGTAAGCAATGGGTGCTATAAGAGATTTCCTATTTCCAACAGTCGAAGCAAAAAAATCGGCTATTGATGTCCAAGCTGCATTAACGCCAGTTCAAATTCAAGACCAAATTTATAATATTTTAGGTGGGGCAACTAGCACCACTCGCGCAATAGCGATGTCCGTTCCCTCAGTAGCTCGCGCTAGAAATATAATTACGGGAACTATCGGCTCATTGCCTCTTACAACTTTTAATCGCATAACTGGACAATATGTAGATCCGCATCGCGTTATTAATCAGCCAGACCCAAGAGTTGCAGGATTTGTAATTTACAACTGGTTGGCCGAAGATATTTGGCTATATGGGGTCGGCTATGGAATTGTTCAAGAAATGTATTCGGCCACAGACGGCGGCAGAGTAAGAGCTTGGACCCGCGTCAGCCCAGACAGAGTAACTGTTGAGACAAATTCAATTAATACAGAAATTACTGGTTATCGCGTAGATGGTTACCAAGTGCCAATGAATGGCGTTGGCTCAATTATTCGATTTGATGGCCCAGATGAAGGATTGCTGCACAGAGCTGGTAAAACAATTACAGCAGCAGTTTATCTTGAGAACGCAGCAGTTAATTATGCCAAAGAGCCTTCTCCAATGATGGTTCTAAAATCAAATGGAACTAATTTAACCGCCGAAAGAATTTCATCATTGCTATCTGCTTGGAAGACAGCTCGTCAATCTCGCTCCACAGCATTTCTTAATGCTGATGTAGAATTGCAGCAATTTGGCTTCGATCCTAAAACGATGCAGCTCGCAGAAGCGCGTCAGTATTTGGCGCTAGAATTGTCGAGGGCTTGTGGTATTCCTGCCTACTTCTTGAGCGCCGAGCAAACTTCAATGACTTACTCAAACGCGGTTACAGAGCGGCGCTCATTAGTTGATTTCTCACTTCGCCCAATACTTAAGGCAATTGAGGAAAGGCTCTCACTCCCAGATTTCGTCCCTAATCCAGTAATGGTGCGCTTCGCGTTGGACGATTTCTTGCGCGGTAACGCTTTGGAAAGAGCGCAAGTTTATGAAATCTTAAACCGCATTGGCGCGATGAGCGTTGAGCAGATTCAGCGAGAGGAAGATCTAATTCCAAATGAAGGTTAATATGCCAATGGCAGTTACGGCTGCCGATACAATAAAGAGAACGATTACTGGAACTATTGTTACTTGGAATGAGCAAGGCAATACTTCAGTCGGCCCAACAGTATTTGCAGCAGATAGCATTGAGATTAAGCCAGTCAAGCTCCTTTTAGAGCACGACAGGACTCGCCCAATTGGGAAAATGGTCTCTCACAATGTAACAAGCTCTGGAATCGAAGCCACTTTTAAAATTGCTAATACTATGGCTGGAGAAGATGCTTTAGTTGAAGCAACTGAAGGGCTACGCGATGGCTTTAGCGTTGGCGCTCAAATAAATGAATGGACAAATAACAAGGGCGTAATGCAGATTACTTCAGCTACTCTCGATGAGGTCAGCCTTGTTACAGATCCCGCCATCGATTCAGCCAGAGTTGCTGAAGTCGTTGCAGCATCAGAAAATGAAGAAAAAAAAGATTCTGATTTGGCAACCGCTGATTCAGACAAACCAACCGAAGGAGAACAAGTGTCAGACACTACCGTTCAAGCTCCTGCCGAAGAAACGGTAGAAGCTGCCAAGGTTGAAGCTGCTGCGCCTCGCCCAGCATTCTTCACCGCTCCGCGCCTTGAGCTAACAAAGGCAAAATACCTAGAGAACAGCATTCGCGCTGCTCTAGGAGATGACGCAGCTCGCGCTTATGTTCGCGCTGCTGATGACACCACAGACAACGCTGGTTTCATTCCAACTCCACAAAGCACCACATTAATTAATGGTGTTGCTAATGGAGATCGCGGTTTCGTTGATGCACTTTCAAGAGAAACCCTAGCTGCTCAGGGAATGACTTTTGAGTTGCCTCGCATAAATACAGCTCCAACAGTAGCTTTGACAAATGAAGCAGCTGGTCCATCCGAGACAGATATGGCAACAGCTTATATTTCCGTAGATGTCAAAAAGTTTGCAGGACAGCAGACCGTATCTGTAGAGCTTATTGATAGAAGTTCGCCAGCATTCTTTTCCGAACTTGTTCGTCAAATGGAGTTCGCATATTCAAAGGCAACTGACGCTTATGCAGTAACTCGCGCTTCTGCAACAGCGACTGCTTCAACCGCTAAGGCTGGCGCAACAGCTGCTAACTATCTTGCTTTCTTTGCTAACGCTGCAAAGAATTGCTACACAGGATCACTTGGCTTTGCTCGCAATGTTGCAGTTTCTCCAGATGTGTGGGCTGAAATTATGGGATTGAACGACAATGGCCGTCCAATTTACATTGCTTCAAATCCTCAAAATAATGCTGGTGCATTATCGCCACAGTCGTTACGCGGAAATGTTGCGGGGCTTGACCTTTATGTTTCTCGCTCACTTTCTGGAACTGGTGATGGATCAATTTATGTTATTAATCCTGATGCTCTTACTTTCTACGAAAGCGCTCGCTTAACACTTCAGACCAATGTAATTGCATCTGGTCAAATCTCCGTAATGTATTACGGCTATGCAGCAGTAGCTCCAAAGCTTCCTGGTGGATACACCTCGAACGACAACGCATAGTAAAACCCCTAATAGTGAGGGCCAGTCCGCTCCCGAGCTGGCCGCTCACCTAATTGCTTGAAAGGATGACGAAATGCCAACGATAGTTACGGCCACGGAGCTTAGGACGATTCTTGGCGTTTCGTCATCCCTATATAACGATGCTTATCTAAATGATATTGTCGATGCTTCAGAAAACCTAGTTTTGCCAATGCTGGTCACTTTCCAAAGCAAAATAAACAAAGTAAAGCTTGAGAATAATATCGCTTACTTTGAGACCGCAACAATTCAAGAATTTACCGAAGGCCAATCCGTAATAATTACTGGCTGCGGATCACCATTTAATGGCACTCACACAGTAACCGATGACGAAATTTCAGATTATGTATTCACAGTTGCAATCACCAATGCAGACATATTGGAAAAAAATATTATCCCAGCAGGAAACGCTGCGCTATCTGGATTATCGACCTATGTCGGAAATCCCAATGCTGAAGCTGCTATTTTGGCTATCTCCGTTGAAATCTTCCAATCCAGAACCGCCGCTGGTGGATCAATCGAAGGCATAGATTTTGCAGTAACCCCTTACCGCCTATCTAAAAATTTACTTGCCAAAGTAACTGGCTTACTTGGCCCTTATCTTGATGTTGAAACTATGGTGGGCTAATGCCTGCATCAACAATTGCCACAGATGTTAGAGGAGCACTTAAAACCGCTTTAGCAGGATGCACCGCTAATATCTATGATTCAGTTCCAGAAGCGCCAATAGTCCCAGCAATTATTGTCATTCCAGACTCGCCCTATATGGAGCTTGAAGTCTTGGGTAAATCAACTACTCGCGTTAAGTTAAATTACACCATAACTGCTTGCGTTGCGTATTTCAGCAACGCTGCTGCTCTTGATAATTTAGAGCAATTAATTATTAGTATTCTTGGAGCGCTTAACGCTTCCAAGTATGAGTTATCAATAGTCGAAAGACCTTCGGTAACAGAAGTAGGAACTACAACCCTGCTAGTTTCAGATATACGCTTGAGCGTCCGCTACGAGCAAACCACATAAGGAGACCCAAATGCCAACAACAGTAGTAACTGGGCGCGATGTGACCTTTACATTAGATACATTCGCATACGATGCTCAAGCAACAAGCGCAGTCCTAAGCTGCGACACAATTATCGAGACTTATCAAACCCTTGATGGTCGCGCTTATAAGTCCGTAGATAAGCAATGGACTTTCACAATTGAGTTACTTCAGGATTGGGGAGCTTCAGGCTCTCTATTTGAAGCAATGTGGGCAGATGCAGAAGCTGCACCTAACACAGCACTCAATGTTTCATTTACGGCAGTAACTGGAGCAGTATTTGCTTTCACAGTATTGCCAATCTTTCCAACTGCTGGTGGAGCTGCTCCTGGAGCACTTACCGACACTTGGACGATGACAGTAATTGGAACTCCAACAGAGACCTTTAGTTAAGAGAGATCGGAGCATCGGGAGCTATGAAAATTTCAATCACAATTAAATACAGTTCAGGCGAATCGGCTACTTACCAAGCTGGCTTGCCAGAATGGGCTAAGTGGGAACGCAAAACTGGTAAGTCGATTTATTCGATGAAGGATATAACGGCTTATCAGCAAGCGGACTTCTTAGACCTTGCCTACTTTGCGTATAAGCGCGAAGCAGCAGGGAAGCCAACCAAGTCCCAAGAGATTTGGGAGCTGACAGTTGAGGAAATGACGATTGGAGATGAAAGCCCAAAAGTTACGAGCCCGGAAGCATCAACCGACTAATAGTCGAAATAGCGATAGCAACTGGGATACCGATGACTTACTGGACAGACATCGACCAAGTCCTAACGGCGATAGAGATATTAAAGGAGCGTAACGGTGGCAGATGAGTTACCAATCAGCTACGACAAGCGCGAGCTCCGCTCAATCATTACCGCTTTCAAAGCGATGGATGATGAAGCCGTTAGCCAAGCTAAACAAGAATCTAGCGCGCTGGCTACTTATGCAGCAAATGAAATCAAAGCCTATGCACTCACAAGGACTTTTGGTCAAGAAGCAGTTAGAAGAATTGCAACAGGCGTTAAAGTCTCGGCCAGCTCCAAAATCGGCGAGTTCTCTTACGGCTTTGCAAGTCAGCGCTTTTCTGGTGGCGGTAGCACACAAAAACTCTGGGCAGGTTATGAATTTGGATCTAATCGCTTGCGTCAGTTCCCGAGAAGAACACCAAGCAAAGGTCGAGGAAACGCTGGCTACTTTATCTACCCAACCCTTCGTAAGATTCAGCCTGAATTGATTAAGAAATGGCAAGAAGCATTTTCTAAAATATTGAAAGAGTGGGATAAGTAATGGCTGGCAGTAGAACCCTTAAGCTCTCAATTCTTGCTGATGTCGCTGACCTTAAGAAAAATCTTGATACTGGCTCTAAAGAGGTTGAAAGCTTTGGCGGTAAGTTAGAAAAGTTTGGCAAGGTTGCAGCAGCCGCCTTCGCAGCAGCAGCTGCAGCAGCAGCGGCCTATGCAGTCAAGTTAGCCGTTGATGGCGTTAAGGCAGCTATTGAAGATGAGGCTGCCCAGCTTCGTTTAGCCAATGCCCTAAAGAATGTTACTGGCGCAACTCAAGCTCAGATTTCAGCAGTCGAGGAGCAGATACTTAAAACCTCACTAGCGACTGGCGTTGCTGATGACCAATTGCGCCCAGCCCTTCAGCGCTTAGCAACTGCAACAGGATCAGTAACTAAGTCGCAAGATTTATTGACGCTAGCTTTAGATATTTCAGCTGCTACTGGTAAGAGCGTTGAGACTGTATCCAATGCCCTTGGTAAGGCTTACGAAGGCAATACAGCCTCTTTAACGCGTCTAGGTGTTGGTTTATCTAGTGCTGAAATTAAGACCCTTGGATTAGAGGGAACAGTAAAACAATTAGCTGAGACCTTTGGTGGAGCAGCTACAGTTCAAGCTAATACTTTTGAAGGTCAAATAGCAAGACTTAAAGTCGGCTTTGATGAAGCCAAGGAATCAGTAGGAGCTGCTTTATTGCCTACCCTTCAAAGACTTTTGGATTATTTTATAAACACAGTTATTCCAAAGTTTATTGAGTTCAAAGACGCAGCACTAAAGCCAGTTACTGATGCAATTGCTAGAAATAAAGATTCTCTAACTATTCTTTATAACTTTATTAAAGACTTTGTAGTTCCAGTTTTAATAAATAACCTTGGTGGAGCACTTGGATTTATTGGTAAAGTCGCAGGTGGAATTCTTGATGTAATTGGCGCAGTAGTTAATGGAATTAAGAGCGCAGTTAATTTTGCCATTGATGCAATAAATGTTCTTATTCGCGCTTATAATGCCGTTCCACTTTTGCCTAATGTATCTACTATTTCTAAACCATCATTCTCAGCGCCTAGCACTCCAAGCAGCTCAACACTTCCAAAGATTGCTACTGCACCAAGCCCAAGCGTCCCTTCAGCTCCTAAGCCATCCACTACTCCGAGCGCTCCATCGGCTTCAACTCCAAGCGCCCCATCCACACTAGTGCCGAGTGGTAATGCAATTCCTTCTGGATTCAATGTTGCTGGCACAGTTGCAGCTAATCAGCAAGGCAATGTCGTAATCAATGTTAATGCTCCATCCGCTATTGATGAAGAAGGATTTACCAGAGCAGTCATCTTGGCGCTAAACAATTCTACTAATCGCGGAACTACTGGCGCTGGCGATTTGAGAACCTCAGCCCAAATCCTATGACCCTTTGGACTCCCGATTGGAAGATTTTAGTCAATGGCGA